TGTCTACTGCGAAGACGCCTCCGGTCTGAGGAATGTTTAAGCGCTGCCCTGCCTTGCGGAAAGTGTCGGACGGTATCCAACTAGCTGCAGTTCCGCTTATGAATTGATTGAGTCGGTAACGTCTTGCTTCATGCTCCGGAATTGTCTTTAGGTCAGACAGTACGTTGTCTAGCGATAGCCTGCCTGCTGCAATTGAGGGGTTAGCTGCTTTCAGTGCGTCGGGGTCGTCCACTTTTGCGTGCTGAGGCGCTTCCCAACAGAAATACCCGAAGCGCTCTAGCTCCGCGTCACCTGCGGACGCTGCCTGTCCGGTCTTGTATAGCTCAAGCAGTGTTTCGCTTGTCTGGTCGCCTGCGGTTGTAATGCCGATAACGATTCCGTCTTGTCGCTGCGCTGTTCCCAAAACTGCAGCGCTCCACATACCTTTTTTAGCTAGGTGAAGTTCATCGAAAAGACATAGGCTAATTGGGATACCCTGCAGTGCGCCCTCTTTAGCAGGCTTCACGTCATAACGCCCCGTGCCGTCGGCTGTTACGATTCCGCGAGACTCTGAGGCTTTCTTAAAGCGCTTAGACAGAAAAGGGTTTGATTGAATGACAAACAGCACGCGGTTGTAGATAATGCGCGCTTGGTCAATTGAGCTTGCCAAGCTGATTACGCTTGCACCGCTCTTTTGGTGCATGAGCATACCGTAGACGCCGAGGATAGCCGCGAGCAGTGACTTTCCATTTTGCCTGCCCATAGACACTACGGCTTGCCTGTATCTCAGTTCCCCGGCGTTAGGGTGTCCCTCAGGGTAGCGCTCGAGCAAGTGCCTAATCAGCCACTCTTGCCACTCGTCTAGCGTCAGCCCGTCTGGGAGTTCGGGAGACTTCCAAGCAACTTTAACCAACTCGATTAGCTTGTCCCCGTCTGTGGGGAAGTCTTCGCTAAGCGGTTGCGTATAGATTGCGGGGAGTTGCAGCATTAGCGCGTAAGCAATTCCTCAATAGGGTCGAAGTCAATTGCCTGCGCCGATAGCTGTCTCGAAAGCTCAAGGATAGTCTTGCGAAGCTCTGCTGCAGTTGAGGTGTGAGGGTTCTCGTCAAAAGACTTAGCCAAAGCAAGCGCCAAGCCTGCGATTACTTTTTGTTCCAACCCAAGCTCTATGTCTTTAAGCCAGTTCTGTAGGTGAGCTTCAATCATTCGTTATCAATCCTCGGATAATTTGTATCGTACGTGTAAAGTTTTCATGCTTGCGCGGGGTGTCGGGTGCGCCTAGAAAAAAGCCCGGGGTGGTCTTGCGTGTCTGCCTGCAACATTCGCGTGCTTTCCTCTCTTAGTTCTTCCTGCTCTCAGCAGACTTATTACTGCTGATTCTTTAGCTCCAGCGTGGCGAGCGCCAAGCCTGCCGTATAAAGGTACGGTCTTGCTTACGCCCGTTACATTGTCTACACATTGATTGTAAGTTGCTAATGTCATGATTAGGTTCTCCGTCTCCCGGGGGTATGATGTGGTCAATCGTCCAATCCCCCCCCACTAATTCTTTTGAGCAGGTAACACATATAGGCTCGAGGATAGTCTTAGCGTATTCACGCGCCTTTACCCAAGCCCTACTGCTGTGCCACTCTGCCATAAGTTATAAGTTATCTTTTGTTGCTCTTTGAGCGTAGGTTGCTTAGGTCAATAGTTGTTACGCCTAGCTCCGAGAGCATAGCGATAATGATTGCACCAAATACCCAAGCCAATAGCAATAGCGTGAGCCACGGGGTAAATGTGTAAAGTACCCATGCTAGAGCGTGCGCCCCGATGATACCGCCTGCGATGATTAGTGCTGCTAGAAAGTCTTTCATAACTTTCCCTTTCTGTGTAAGGTGCTTATTAGCTTAGTGTAAATACTGAGCCTGTAAAGTGTTTTTCTTTTTCTAATTCGAAGCAAGTCAAGCCGGGTAATGACTCTGAGCCAGAATTCAGGCGATACCAGCTACTCCCGTTATCCATTGTCTTGCCTTGTATCCAATACCTGCTGCCCCCATTAGCGAGCTGCCCTAGCTCTTGTACGCGCAAGTGGTGAAAGTGTCCGGTTAGCCCGATAGTCGCTGCAGCTACGGGTTGATTCCCAAAGGCTTGCCTCTCCCACCAGCTTGGTACGCTTTCCGGACGGTTGCTCTGGTGTCCATGCCACAAACCAAGAATATGGAATGAGTCACCAAAGACGTCATAAGCAAGACTCTCGTCTTGAGGTTGAGGGATTACTACAGATACCCCCAGTTCTGTTTCTGAGGCTAGGCGATGTATTTGCTTCGCTATCATAATGCCCCAGTCGTCTTGCCCAACCTGCCCAACCTGTTGCCCACTCAATCTAAATTGACAGTGATTCGAAGCAACTGAGGCATAGACAATTTCGCTGTAGGGACTTAGGCGTTTCACCAAATCCCAAATAAGGGTTATAGCCAAATCTACCTGCTGCATTTGACTAATGCTGTTAGTAAAAGTCTGCTGCATATTGGCTTTATTGTAAAAGCCCTCTATAATGTCGCCCATTTCAGCGAGAATGACTTTTTGATACTTTCCTTTAGCGACTTTTAACGTCACTTTATTGAAAGCTTCAAAGATACGCTCGAGCTGCTCTTGCAACCCTCCGCGACTATCTGATTTTCCTAGCTGAAAGTCTGCAAGCATAACTACTAGTGCCTTGTCAGAATGTAAGGATTTTTCCTTACTTTTCTTAATGCCCTGCTTGGCTGTCTTCCAAATAAGCGTTAGGTCTGAGTCTTTGCGCTTTAGTCGAAAGTTAAACCTGTAGCTAGTGAGCCAAGATTCGTCGTATTTCTGCCAACGTGAGGTTCGTGGGTTACCGACTACTTCGTATTGCTCCGGGTCGAAGCCTTGCTCCAATAGGAACTGCTCAAAATTAGGGACTTCATTAGCAGGTAGTCCCCCAGTAATGAGAAAGCCTTGCTCCCCGTCGAACTCAAGTGCCGGGCGAAAGTCTTTAGGAGCTTCAATCTTGCCTGCAGGCTTTAGATTCTCGAGCATGAGCATAGCCCTGTACGATGACGTGCAATTGCAGTGTCAGATAGAACAACTCCGACATTTTGCAAAGCTTTTTCTAGCGTCTTATGCCCAATAGACAAGTCGCATAGGTTTGACATCAGAATTTCTTGGTCTGCTTCGCTTAGCGTTTCCCAAAAAGTGCGTACTGCACAAGGGAATTTGCGAGTAGGGATTTTGAAGTTCTCTAGCATTAGATACCTTTCTCTGTGTTGTATCTAAAGTATTAGTTTAGGTTAGGATTCGAGTAGCGACTCGCCGAGAAACTCGTGAAGTGTAATAAGTACACCTCTAGGCAGGTCTTCGGCTTCGTAAACCTTGTGAGCGACAATCTCGCAAATTTGAGAGTCGTCTTTGATTACGCCTGATTTTGTTGCAGCGTCTCCAATAGCCCTTATGAGCTTGTCTAGGTCAGGTTTGACGCTAGGGAGAGCGCGAGTCACGCTTTTGGGTTTAGGCATGAAGAAAATAGCAGTCAGTGATACAGCGCCGAGCATTGGTTCGCACCCGGCGTTTGCCTGCTCTAGCTTGTCTTGAACAAAAGCTCTCCACACCGGGAGATTTTTATTGGCCTCGACTAGAACACACCTGCCCCCTCTGTTGTAGGCATTTTTAGAGCCTTGAGGTTGAGCGACGCCGGGTACAAACACCTGCAGCATTAGAAGGGCATTTCTTCAAAAGCAGCTTCGTTGCTTGCCTGCTGAACCTTGCTAACTACTTTCTTTAGAACAGCGTTTTGTAGGTGATGTTCAACTACTACTTTCTGCTCTCCCTGCTTATTTGTGTACTCTCCGATTTTCGTTGAGAGTTCGCCTGTTATTTCTGCAAAGTCTTCCTCTTGCAAGTTGAAAGCCTGAGACTCGCTAAACCAAGCAGTCCATAGTCGTGAGTAGTCTTTCCCGTTAGCGTGAATGTTCTCCCAAACTGAGATTCGTCTTCCCTCCCAGCCGATTGAGTTCACCTGTCCGCCGATAGTGATTAGTGCCATTTTTCTGTGTTTCCTTTCTGTTTTATTTTTGAAACTTTGAAAATCCTATAGGTATTAATAACTAAAAATAAGAGTTATTTAACTTAATTTCTATTTATTTATTAATAACT